ATACAAACTTCCGTCTTGTTAGCAGACCATCCACGAGGGTGGAATCCTTCACAGTCTGCCTTGGCAGGTGTCCAACCACCACCTAGGTATGGTTTGAATGTACATTCTAAAGTTTTTCTAACACATCGTGCCCAATCGTCATCCTCTGGTTTAGAGAAAGGACAATACAATATCTCTTCAGGGTCACTTCCAATTACTTTCCAGTATCCACCACCTATATCTTTTACTTTGCCACGAATTCTTAACTCACTGACACGCTTACAGTCATCAGGGGGACCACCGCCAGTGCTACCACCAGTGCCTATCCATGGACCATCAGGCTCGGGACCAGTTGGCCAGTGGATGGTGATGGGATTGCCGCATTTCAGACCAGGAATTTCTATACCTAATTCATCTACAACGAAACAAATAATAGGATCGATGTTAACAATCGTAGGGAGATCAGGTAAATCGTCAGGTGGACGGGGTGGTAGTAGTGGCGGAAGGGCAGGGTAACATCTCCCAACCAGATCTTGAATCACCTCATTAGGTGTTGGCGGGGGAGTAAATTCAGGAGCATCAGGACGCTCAGGGATATTGAGCGAGTCCAGTGGGTTGGGACTGTTTGGTGGTGCAGTAGGACCATAACATCTACCCACCAGATTCTGAATCACTTCAGAAGGTGTTAGTGTTGGTGGTATACCCTCGGAGGTTCCACCTGCGGGTCTAAATTCACTAGCAGGATTCTCACCATCCAATGCGTTGGGGGTCAGACCAATCGGACCCGTGACATTGTAACAGCGAGCAACTAGATTACGAATATGCTCGGACATTAAAAAAGAGGAGCGGGTGCTGCTCCTCTATTTAGTGTGATGTGTTTGATGGATTTTGCCATCCACATCAGCGGCGACGATACTTTATTTATCGTTGTATAGATTCTCCAGTTTTTCTCTGGATAGATCTACATACAATACCTCTTCACCTATCTGAGGTGCCTCGGGATGTTTCCGAGATCTAGCACCCCAGTAAATAGATTTAAGGTTGTAATACATAAGAGCAAAGGCACCGCCAGCAATGAGAGCGAAGCATGTGAAGTAAAGAAAGACTTCAAAACTATTCATCATGCCTCCTGAAGAGATTGAACTGTGTTGTGTAACTCACCAACATCACGAAGACCCTCGGCACTAAACCAAGGAGCATTAGCCCAACTGAATCCTTCACCAAAGGTGTTATCAGGTGCAGTGATATACCAATGACATGATGTGTCAGGCACATCTACTGCACACTTAGACCAATCGTCACTCCACTGTGGGACTTGCACCCACATTAGAGCAGCAAACATAATACTGAAGAGTGATTTAATCACAGTGCATTACCTCTTGGTAGTACTTCCTCAGGGAAGATGAAGTTTTCATGTGGTTGGTCAGCAGGTGCCATCCAAGCACGGAGTCCTTCATTCAGGAGGATATTCTTGGTGTAGAAGGTCTCGAATTCAGGATCCTCCGCTGCACGAATCTCCTGAGATACGAAGTCGTAAGCACGAAGATTAAGAGCGAGTCCAACAATACCGATAGAAGAAGTCCAGAGACCCATGACGGGCACGAATAGCATAAAGAAATGCAACCAACGCTTGTTACTAAAAGCAATACCGAAGATCTGTGACCAGAAACGGTTCGCAGTAACCATCGAGTAAGTTTCCTCCTCTTGCGTAGGCTCAAAAGCCTTGAAAGTATTCGCTTGCTCACCATCTTCAAACAGCGTGTTTTCTACAGTAGCACCATGGATTGCACATAGCAATGCTCCACCCAGTATACCAGCAACACCCATCATATGGAAGGGGTTGAGGGTCCAGTTGTGGAAACCCTGCAGGAAGAGTAGGAATCTAAAGATTGCTGCTACCCCGAAACTAGGTGCAAAGAACCATGAAGACTGACCCAGTGGATACAGAAGGAATACGCTGACAAAGACAGCAATAGGACCAGAGAACGCAATAGCATTGTAGGGACGGATACCAACTAGACGAGCGATCTCAAACTGTCTAAGCATGAAACCAATGAGAGCGAAGGCACCGTGGAGAGCCACGAAAGCCCAGAGTCCCCCAAGTTGGCACCAGCGGACGAAATCCCCCTGAGCTTCAGGACCCCAAAGTAGAAGAAGAGAATGACCCATAGCGTCAGCAGGCGTTGAGACAGCTGACGTAAGAAAATTAGCACCCTCAAGATAGGAAGTAGCAAGTCCGTGGGTGTACCAACTCGTGACAAAAGTTGTGCCAGTAAGCCAACCACCAATGGCAAGATAAGCAGTGGGAAGAAGAAGTATTCCAGACCAACCCACAAAGACAAAGCGATCCCGTTTAAGCCAGTCATCAAGGATATCAAACCAACCCCTCCGTTGTTGTTGTAGTGTAGCAGTCGTCATTTGTATTTACCTTAGTTGTTTAGTTCCAAATAGAATTTTGTTTGATCACTAGGTGCATTCTCGTAGAATGAGATGTCACCATACATTTTATGATCTTTGTATCCAACCATGCGACCTTTTGTATTTTGGATAGCACCCATCATAGCAATGATAAGGAAGATAGCAGGAGGACCAATGATTAAAGCACCACCGATCACATAGTAAGTGAGCAATTCGATTAGATCAGTAGACATAAAACTTTACAGTAATGAAGAAAAGAAAAGGGGTCCGTAGACCCCTTTATTATACCACAAGTTGAGTGATCAACCGATGCTAGGTGCGGTAAGTGCCACAGGTGTGGACTCGGCAGCAGCCAGATCGAGTGGGAAGTTGTGAGCGTTACGCTCGTGCATGACTTCCATACCAAGACCAGCGCGGTTAAGCACGTCTGCCCAGGTAGGGAGGACACGACCATTGTTGTCCAAGATGGACTGGTTGAAGTTGAAACCGTTGAGGTTGAATGCCATGGTGCTTACGCCCAGTGCAGTAAACCAGATTCCGACAACAGGCCATGCGGCAAGGAAGAAGTGAAGACTTCTGCTGTTGTTGAAGGAAGCGTATTGGAAGATCAAACGACCAAAGTAACCATGAGCGGCGACGATGTTGTAAGTCTCTTCCTCTTGTCCAAACTTGTAACCATAGTTTTGTGACTCAGATTCAGTCGTCTCACGGACGAGTGAAGAAGTAACAAGACTACCATGCATTGCCGAGAAGAGTGATCCACCGAAGACACCTGCTACTCCCAACATGTGGAAGGGGTGCATAAGGATGTTGTGCTCTGCTTGGAAGACAAGCATGTAGTTGAATGTGCCAGAGATACCAAGAGGCATTGCGTCAGAGAAAGAACCTTGACCGAAAGGATAGACCAGGAAGACTGCGGATGCTGCTGCAACAGGTGCAGAGTATGCAACACAGATCCAAGGACGCATCCCAAGACGGTAAGACAATTCCCATTCACGTCCCATATAGGCAAAGATGCCGATCAGGAAGTGGAAGATTACCAATTGGAAAGGACCGCCGTTATACAACCACTCGTCGAGTGATGCGGCTTCCCAGATGGGGTAGAAGTGAAGACCAATTGCGTTGGAGGATGGGACAACAGCACCAGAAATGATGTTGTTACCATACATGAGTGAACCTGCTACGGGCTCACGGATACCGTCGATATCGACGGGTGGTGCCGCTACGAAAGCGATCACGAAGCAGATGGTTGCCGCCAACAGAGTTGGGATCATCAGCACTCCAAACCATCCGACATAGAGTCGGTTGTTTGTGGAAGTTACCCACTCGCAGAACGAATCCCACGCGGAGGTTGTTTGTTGTTGCCTTGAAAGAGTTGACATTGAAATTAGGGTAGGTATGAGTGCAGGGAAACACTAATATAATATGCCTGTTGCACCCTCAGCAGCAGGTATGAAAGACTGTTATTTAATGACGCTGTTTAGTCTTGGTGAGGCGTCAAGTGTGTCGTTGTGTAACGACCGTCCATACTATATATGGTTTTCAACACCTTGTCAAGTGTAATCGAAGGTGGACTCCAAGAAAACCGACATAGGAGGACATGTCTTGGCATATTGTAGCACAAGTTGGTGCTCATATGCCCAGTCATCGACTTTGCGACGAGTAACAAGCTCTGGATACTTGAAGTATTCAGTGAGTCGCTTGTTGACTGTAGTATAACCTGATCCTGCAAGGATGTGAAGGACCTGTGTGCCACCATGGGAAATGGCTTCGTTGCCATTCATAATATACTGAATGGCTTCATGGGTTCCTGTGAGATCATACTCTATCTCATCGCTGACATGACTCCAGAAAGGTGTGTCACGACGGCGACTGTAATAGTAGTGTGCCTCTACAAACTCACGCCATCCGTCCATATGCTCAGTGAGGTTATGGTTGAAGCGATCACGCTGGAATTGTCCAGGCAGAGGTGCCTCCTGTAGGAGGTCCATGAGAGCAAGGATGCCATGGTGTGTGTTGAAGAGACTTGTAGATTCTAACGGCTCAATGAATCCAAACGAGAGTCCGATGGACACACAGTTACCTGTCCATGCTCTCTCATGCCTGCCGTTTTCAAACTTGATCAGACGTGCATCATCGTATCCGAATTCTTTACGGGCATCCTCTTCGCTCTGAAACTTTGAGCAGAATACATATCCCCTGCTGAGGAAGTCATAGGTAGGGATGGTCCACTGCCAACCAGCAGTCATTGCTTTAGCGTTGGTGTAGGGGACCATCTCGGTCTCACGATCAGTGTAGTCAGTCTTAACTACGAGTGCGCTGTCAGTTACAATTGAATCGTAGGGTTTCCACTTGCTAAGCGCCCCCCCGACAACTGCTTGCTGCCCACTACAGTCGATAAAGAGATCACCAAAAATCTTTTCTCCCCCGAGTTTGTATGGTCCACCTGTGACCACGACGTGCTCGATGTTCCTTCCTTTAGTAGCAACAGACTTAACTGTGCTATTAACCACCTTAAGATCTTTGCAGAAGGTGTCTCTGAGAAAGTTGGAGAAGGCTGCTCCGTTAATATGGAATGATCTGTCTTTAGCGAGGTCATATGGTCCTAGGATATTTTTATTCAGTGGTAGTCGCCCTGCCTCTGCCACCGCCGTGAATGGCATGAATACTTGGGAGAAGGGTGGTAGATTCTCTGGATGAAATGCTTTGGCGAGCATCCACTCTTGAAATTTTATATGTTTTGCGACTGACTGTCCATTGGGATAGTGAAATACTTCACCCTCCTTCACGAAACCATCAAACCTTGAAGAGGATTTGAATGTTGCTCGTGCTGCAGGGAGGAATACTTCATCAGTGATCCCCATGTAATCAAGATACTGATTGATGTGTGGCGTAGTGCTTTCACCTACACCGATGGCATCACCACCATTGATCATAGTGATGTCCCAGTTAGGGAAAGTTTTACAAAAAGCGGCGGCAGTCATCCAACCAGATGTACCACCACCGACAATCACAATACGCATGTTACTTTTTTTTCAGTGTCTTTTTAATCATCTTAGCATACAAAACTTCCTCTGGTGTATACCAATTGGGATGTTTCTTTGCTCCTTTAAGTAGTTTCTTTACTGCTTTCTTTGTTGAGAGTTGTTTCTTTTCTTCCATTAATGGATTGATATTTAGAAAATTCTTTGAAGAGATTCTCACCAACGAAAGCATAGAGGTCTCCGCCATGGGTAGACAATGCTTCTTCTAATCCTTGCTGGGTGGATGGGACATTAAGCAACCCATTCGACACATAGTAGTGACAGAACTCATACACTTCTCTATTTATGGGGATTTGCTTATGAATAAATGCAGTCAGACAAATCTGTCTCTCTGCCATCTTGCCGTCGTCATAGCGCCAGTCTTCAATCATTGAGCAATCATCCTGAATTCTTTTTTAGTTTGGAATGCCTTCTGCCCTGCTTCACACAGGTGCAGAAGAAATTGAGCCTTGTGTAGGGATAGGTTGGAGTAGTTTTTTAACTTAACCCAGTTACCATCCCAGTAAAACTCTAAGCAATACATGACTCATGCATCCAACCTGAGTTTATTTAGATAATCCCAAGCATATACTTCACGGTTACCTTTGATGCCCCATCCCAACCAACGATAAGAAGGTTGCATATAGTATGCAATACTCATTCCATTCGATTGGAAGTATGGAAGTTGACGCTGAAATATATTCTCGTTAACCATGTAACGAAGTTGGCAGTCGAATGTGGAGGGATCACACTCAAACTTATTGGCAAATTTGCCGAGGTTGACGTAGCGGTTTACGCTGGTCCACTGAATGATGCCATAACCACCCCGATGACAATCGTGGTAAGAAACTCTAGCACCTCCCTCGCATATATTGGCAGTGAAATTAGACTCCTGTCTAATGTTGCCAAGAATTGTAGCAATAGCATTTTTGTCTTTGATATTTACTGATGGTGTTTGTAAATACGCTACGACTTTTGTCTCTTCAGGGGAGCAATCTTCACACTCCCATTTAGTCTCTAAGATCTTTGTAGGTCTCAGTCCTGCTGCTTCAACTTTGTGAGGAGCAGAAGAAGTACATGCCATAAGCAGTGGCAGCATTGCTGTTACCATTACAAGTGGTCTCATGTCTAGTCTATCCATAATAGAAAAGGGTGCCAGAGGCACCCGAGTATCATAGCGTATTTAGCGTGGTTGTCAAGAGGTTGGAGCATAAGAAGGAATCATCATTCCCCCATCACTTCCGTCGTCATCCTCATCAGTGTCTGCTAGTAGTAGCAAGATAATGAAAGGAGTAAAACAGAAGACGATCGTCTGAAATACCTCTAGACTCATTACCAAATACCTGGGATGATCTGTCCTGTGACAGCGTAGGTGCCCATTGCGGCAACGATTCCGATCATTGCCATCCAACCATTAAAACGTTCTGCTTGAGGAGTCATTTCACCACACTCCGAAGAAGAGTTTGCCAGTGAAGGCATAGGACAGGAAGGCAGAGACGATGCCAAGCATTGCTAGGCGTCCGTTGAGTTTCTCTGCGGACTCATTGTGAGTCTCGTATACTTCAGATTGCATTGCTTTCTCCACTTTAGGGTCGATGTACATTTGGGGCTCGGTGGCATACATGTTGGTGCGACCACCGTCTTCGATTGTAACAGTCATTTGTTAAGGTATGTTACTTCTTGTAACTATATATAACTTTACAATATTTGTCAAGCCCCCTTAAGAAAATGTGATGACATCCTGTCCACCGATCACCCCACCGAGGTCTACTGGTTGTGCTGCAAAGGTGTCCCCACTGAAGGAGATCGTGTCACTGCTCTCAATGTTCTGGAAGTCATAGTTATCGTTGAGATAGATCGGACTGCTAGGGAATTCGATCTGTGGCACGTCCTCAGCACACTGCTCAGTGATGGTCTGTAGACCATTGTAGTGACGCCACAGCTCACTCAGGTGACTGCGATTGAAGTTAGGGTCATCGATCGCACTGTGCAGTGCTTTCTTGAGTGCCTCTGTTGCTGCTGTCAATTCTGCTTTCATAATTCCAGTGACGGATAACTCCGCTGACGATAAAACAATTGGTGACAAGATAGGATACAAAAATGCAGGTACGAATACCTGCAATGTAATTGTCATAGGGTCCTGTCTTGTCATCAGAGAATGACCCTAGGGAATACTTCCATATATCGACTAACTTCTTCACCGTTGGAATACAACGTTGAATGATAAACTTAGTCGATCATGGTCTGAAGTATTTGTTTTGATACCATGCATGAGGTATCCAGGAAACAATAACATACTACCCTGAATAGGTTGTATGTCATGACAGTTTTCTGCTTGAGACCAAACGCTAGTGGTTGCTGCTAGTGCAGGATTCATGAAGTAGAGGTTACCCTCTTCTCCATTAGTCTTGTAATAGTATACACCAGACATGTCAGAGTGACCATGCTGGTGTGCAATAGCATACTGACCAGGCTCTAACCTAGTCATCCATGATGCAGTGATACAAAAATCATCACGTCCTGAGTAGTTCATGATGTGATCTGCAATCTCTCTGCCAAGACTATCAGGTATAATGGTCTCGGTAAATGATTTGTCAGAGATGTAATGGGTATCCCATAGGTTTTCCCATTCAATACTCGCCTCAACATCAGAGAGATCACTTTGGATCTCATCATAATTGAATACCTTCCCAAGGTATATCCTAGTGGGAAACAGGTCTAGAAACATTTTCTTTTACATAGCAAGGCACACCAGCAGGGTCTAACCATTTGGCATACTCAAAGTCTTCAATAGCAAGGAGCAACTGATCACCATTATCAAAGAGATAGATGTCAGTATACTTCTTTGTATACTCGTTTGCTTTTTGCAAACGAAAATCAGGTTTGCCATTCAATTGAATGTGACCCTTCTGCACATAGCGATAGGGAAACCTCTCGTGAATCACAGTAGTCTTGGTCGTTGCGACTGACTGCGGATCAAGATCATTCATGGTCGTCTGAGTGTCTTCAAATATGATAGCACATCCTCACGGATCCACAACAGTTCGTGGTAACATTTCTGGGAATGAGCACATGCCCTCAGTTTAGGATCAGGTTCTAGCACACTCTCTATGAAAATGTCCAGTCCTCTATTCCATTTGTCGTCCTGTGTCTCCATGTATCTCCTTAGGTAAAATTAAACCAACCTGTAATGATCATCTTCTCTGCTGTATCAGACACCCTACCACGATGGTGGAATGTCCAATCTGCTGGCCAGATCACAGTGTATCCACGCTGCGCTGGGACATACTTCTGTTGGTGATACCATTCAGTGCCACCATCAGGGACATCATTTAGATATGTCATGAAGACTAAATGTCGGTGAGCGTTTCCAGGCAGAGAGTTAGACCTTTCGGTATGCCACTGCTTGAATCCACCACCTTTAGGATACCACTGCATAGACAGTGGCTCCACTACTTGAAATCGTGAGGTCTCTGCGAAAGGAAACCTCACAATATACTGATTTAGGACATCTTGAAGTGCCTTCATATAGTTTTGCACTTGAGGGCAGTTAAGTTGAAATGGAACATGTAGATCAGTAGAGTGTTTATACTCCTTGTCTACTTCAATTTCACCCTGCCTCATCACGCGACCTTCATGGTAATTCAAGATGGTTTGATTATGCCAGAAATCTTCAAGTCCCGTCACAACGGATTCATCAATAAAATTACCCCATATAAAATCAGTACACTCATCATCAAGTGGGGTGCAGACGTTACCTTTATAAATTGTGATTTCTTCTTTAAGCATAAGTATCCCGACCAGGGTAAAGTTTAGGTCATTTCCAAGACGCCATCGGCAATCATGTTATCAATGAGAATCGTATAGTCCTCCTCAACATCCAGTCCCCAAAAGTGGACGTGACGTGCGCTCTTGTCACTGTAAAAGCGACAGAGTGCTGAGAAGAGGGGAGGATACTCTGTGTCAAGGGCAATGTTACCATTGACAGTCTCCTTCAGAATTTGCATAGAATCTGCAAAGCGATCTCTAACAGTCATGACTGACTCCTATTCGGTTTTCCAACATGCACCCTAGGGTGCAACGATCCAGGATGGATTCGAACCATCGACCGACTGCTTAGAAGGCAGTTGCTCTATTCCACTGAGCTACTGGACCTTAAGCATTTACACGAACGATTGGGTCACCCTCCCACATAGTCCTCTTAACCTTGTCAACTTTGCCTCGTAGGTTAAACGAAACGATGGTGCGTGGTCTGTCTGACTCATTGGGTAGTGCCTCATGTGCAATGGTTGCTGGAAAAATAACCATGTCACCTTCTTTAACAGGTGGGACGAAGGACTGTAACCTACCGCTCCAAGGATTATTGAAAGGTGAAATGAATTGCGTGGCTTGATGGAGTTGTGGATCAAAGTCCACATACATTACTGCTGACCATCCACTGTGTCCATGATTGTGTAGACCGTGCTTCTGACCTTTGTATGATGTTTGACACCACATGTCAGTAAACTCGGTGCGTCTACGCTCAGTAAACTCAGCAATGTATGGCTCGATAATATCAATTACCGTATCAGCGTAAGGTGGCAACTCCCACTCTGCCTGATGAAAGAAGTCTGTGTATTGCTCACCATTAGAATCTAAATGCTCTTGCCCAAAGATAGGCAGAGCACTCATGATCTTTTCTTTATTCTGTTTCCAATTCTGTATTTCATAGTGTGCAATCGGAACTGAGAATAAAGAATGAATCATTTAGATGCTTCAGAGTATTGTTTGATCTTGTCTGCAAGGACTTCACCTCGTAGGAGATCTCCTGCTGCTAAGGCTTCATGTAGTTGGTCTACTAGAAATTCGATTGTGTAATTAATCTCATCAATCTCCTCAAGAAATTGATTTTCCATGGTAGGTCTCCACTTCCCTTAACTTGCTAATTATATATGCTCAATAGGTTGACTGTCAACCCCAAAGTGTTTGATAAACCATTCGGCATCCACTACCACGAGTGCTTGCTTCCTATTCTTTTTCATGAAGAGGATGGGTTCGTAATTTCCAGAGTTAGCACATGCCTGATCGTAAGCATCATACACATTCAACTTCTCTACATTTTTACACTCGATACTAAAAGGAAATTTCTTCCTAGCATCTCGTGCCATGATGAGATCTTCTCCACCAGCACCCATGCTGCGAGACTCAATGTCTTCAGGGTGGACATCCCTATGCTCAATGAGCATGTCTCTCACCCACTTCTGGAAGTTTCTACCCTTTGCTTTCGCACTCTGTGGTTTCACTTAGGTATCCTCTCATCAAGTGCTTCATGAATAATTTGCTTCAACTCAATACGTTCTTCTGGTGTAAAGATTGTCCTTACCTTGACAGGCATAGGTGCATAACTACTAGGTTTCTTTGATTTGCCAGGGAGACTCATGCCCTGTGTGTCGATCTTATTCAATGACATCTTCTTCAGTCTCCTTCTTGAATCCAAACGGCGAAACTTTATCTTCTTCTAGTCTCAACTTAAGTGCAACAGCACCCAGAGACTCCATTACTTTGAGGATGTCTTCGGTCTTAGCATCACCGCCTAACTCTTTAGCAACATACCAATACTTTTCCCAGAAAGTATCTCCTGCTTTCTTGTAATCATCTAACGTTAATAGTTTCATATAAAAGTATAATAAAAAAGAGGGGTTACCCCCTCTTACTTAGGTCACTTGCTGTAGGTCTTTCCACGGTAGCAGAAAGTCCCGTGAGACTCTTTGCTTTCCACACAACGTGTGTCATACTTTACACCGCGATATGTGGTGTGAGTAATCTGTGCGTTATGCAAGGCAGATGCCTTGTGAATTTGCTTGCGAATGAGGTTAAGTGTGTTCATGAGTTCGTCTCCGAAGTTAGGGTTTTTAATCCCCGTTCCTTCAATCGTGTGCGTCCCAATAACACTCAGGGACAGATTCCTTTACGGTCTCTATCAACTCTACCTTAAAAGCATGTGAGAGATCCTCATTTGCTTTCATTTTAAGCATGATTGTATCAGCTTGTTGGCAGGTGAGTGATGAATACAGAAGTAATTCAAACATGGGATCAACGCTCCGTTGCGCGACTTACTTGCGTCCCACCCAAGAGTGGGATGAACGTGTTGTCATGATAGCATGACATTACTATTTATGCAACCCCCTACTTCTTTCGTTTCTTTTTGCGACGATGGTAGGGAGTGTTACTAATGGGCTTGGTATTCTTTAAGTCCTTCTTGAGTTTCTTCAAGAAGGATAAGTGGTCCCTGATACCATGTATCGGGGTTTTCGGAATACCAGTCGATTGTGTCTCGTTTGTATACAGGGACCTCGCTTGTCTCTTCCAATTTCTTCTCGGCATCGTGATGTGTATCTGGATACACCTTGGGTATCCGTATCCATGTTGTAATTTTATAGCTTAAACCCGCTAAAAGTTTCCGCACTAACATCCTGCTTGATTCCCCCGACGACATAGGATTCAATCTCAGTTTCCTGAGGGGCATTTTGTTGACCCTTGCTATTTAGCCAGTGCTCTGTCCAAGGCAGAGGATTGTTTTTAGCAGGGATATCGAAGGCGGGTGCTAGTCCGATTGCTTTCATACGACGATTAGCAATCCATTCCACGTATTGAGAAAGCAGACGCTCGTTAAGACCGATCATACTACCATTCTCAAACAAATATTTTGCCCACTCTTTCTCTTGGGCAACTGCGTCAAGGAACATCTGACGCACTGTCTCTTCCTCTTCCTGAATGATCTGCTGCATCTCAGGATCGTCACCCTTCTTCCACTTGTAGAGGATCTTCTGGGTCAATGCGAGGTGCTGTGACTCGTCCCTGGCAATAAGGGAGATAATTTTTGCAGAACCTTCCATGAGTTTAAGTTCACCAAAAGCAAAGCTGCAAGCAAAAGAAACATAAAACCGAATTCCTTCAAGGATATTGACATTAGCAATCGCCAGATAGAGTTTACGCTTGACATCTCTGATAGTCCACTGTGAAGTAGGAGAGTCTTTCCAACCTTCCTTCCACATGTTACTGAGTGACCACTCAGTTGCTACCTCAATGAAGTCATTGTATGCTTTGCATACTGATGTAGCAC